AAAAAATAATGCAGGAAAAACCATAACGTTTTCTTCTGCATTTAATGATACTCTCAACATCCGCAAAAGTCAAGAGTAAAAGCAGAAAAAACTAAAATATTTTTTCAGAAGGCTTCAAGCGGCTTCGGCGACGTATCTTTCAAAGAGCGATCCGGACGTTTCAAAGCCTAAAATCTCGCGCGGGTAATTGTTGATCCACGTTTCGACGCGCTGAATATATGCGGCGGTTACTTTCCGGAAGTCTGTTCCTTTCGGCAAGAACCGCCGTATCATTTTGTTTATGTTCTCATTCGTACCGCGTTCGTATGCGCTGTACGGGTGGCAATAGTAAACCTTCGTCCGCTTCTTCCCGCATACGCAATCGCCTTCCCAATGTCCGAAGGTCTGCCGATCGTTGATTTCCTGCGGGCGTTCTTCTATGCTTTCGCCCTGCGGCGCGCGGGCGGCTTTCTTCCGCTCCACCTTGTCATACTTCCGCTTCCGCTCCCCGTGTTCCGGCAAGCTCTCGCGGCTGATCCCGTAGAATATACCCTTGTCGATGTAATTATAGATCGTCTTTTCGCTGATCTCCGTTTTGAAGGTCAGCCCCAGCCGCTTGATTTCTCCGACGACGGCGGCGGGGGAATAGCCTTCTTCGCCGATCTTCTTTTCGATGAAGGCGGATAATTCGTAATCGTTGCCGATCTTCAATTCGCCGCCTTTGGCTTTTAGGTTCTCTTCATAGCGCTGTTGCGCGATCTCCGGCGAATAGCGTTCTTCGGTCGTCAAGTCGGAATTCAAATGCGTATAGCGTCCGCGCTTCAACTCCCTGTATATCGTTGTATTGTGGACGTGCAGACGGTCGGCAATCGCGCAAGGCTTCAAGCCCTCTTTCAAGCCTTTTTCGATTTTTAGGCGGTCTGTCCAAGTCAAGTGTTTGTGCATTCTTCCTTCCTCCAGCTTCCGAATATGACAAAAGGGCGGCATTTCTGCCGCCCTTCGCCCTCTCTGATTATCTGCTTGTGATATGCAATTCGCTTTTAAGCGCCGCTTGCAGGACGGCGGAAAAATTCACGCCAGCCCGCTCCGCTTCAAAGTTAAGCCATGAAGGAATGGTGCAATTCTTCTTCACGACGCGCATATCGTTCTTTCTGCGGTACTCCGCGAAATCAACGTCAACCAGCGAAACGATCGCGCCGGACGGCGCTTCGGCTTGTGCGCTTGCAATGCTCGACGCTTCCGGCAATGCTTCGCCGTCGTCCTGCATATCAATTCCCATAAGCCCGATTGCGTCCCGCGCCATCTCGATCGCGTCCGGAACGTCCTTGCCCTGCGTATTGATATTGAAATCGGGGACAAATACCACGATGAACTCTTTTCCCTGCGTCATAACGATGGGATATGCGTTTTTCATTCTGAATACCTCCTTGAAACTGTGCTATATATTATCGCCAAGGGCGGCGGGCTTATTTCAGCCCGCGCCGCTTGATGATTGCTTTTGCTAACTCTTCGTCGGTTTCTCTGTGCCTTACGACGCTTTCCCTTTGACCGTCCTTCACGTATATGTCGTGGTTCGCGCCGTGCCGCTTGAACTTCCAGCCGTTTCGTTCTAAAAGCTCGACAAGGTCTTTTGTTTTCATCTGCTGTCCTCCTTACATTTACCATTATACGCCTTCAATGCGTATATGTCAATAGGTTTTGAGAAAAAATATACGTATTTTATGCGCCTGCAAAAGAAAAGCGGCGACGGGATCACCCCGCCGCCGTTATTCGTCTATACCTAAAAGCCAATTTACCGAAACGCCCAGCACTTCCGCAAATATCTTCAATTCAAAGTCGGATACGAAGCGCGTACCGATTTCAATTCGGCTTATGCTGTCCCGCTCCATGTTGATCCCTTTCAACTGTATTTGTGCGGCTAAATCCTCTTGACGTAGCCGCCGGACGACGCGCGCTTCGCGCAATCGGTCGCCGCAAATGTTCTTCTTGCCGTTGTAATCATATATCTTCATTGCCGCCGCGATCCCTCTTCATTCTGATTATTTGCAAACGGTGTGTAAATATTCCGCTTTATTCTTGATTTTAGCGTATGACGGGCGTATAATTGTGTTAAAGGTCAGAATAGGCGAATTCTGCCTTGAAAATTTACATTTAAGAAGGGGGATTTGCTCTAATGTTCGTCAGCTTTACAAAGACATTGAAGAAGATGTCCGGTTTCCGGCTGGGCTTCGGTGTGCGCGTGAATAAGCGAAACGCGCCGTTGTGGTGCTTCGCTATGCTCTTCGCCGGAATGTTCTATTTGATGTGGTATATGATTATCGGCGCGGGCTGGTGTCTGTACTTCTTCTTGTGGGCGTTTTACAAGATTTATTACTATCTATTCAAGGGAATTGCGGTCGGCTGTAAGAAGCTGTATCAACTCATTAAAGGAAAAACCGCCGCGCCGTCGGAAGCGTCGGTCGAACCGCCGAATGAATGAACCAACCAAAAAAATCCCCCGTGCAAGGCTCGAAAGCCCGCACGGGGGATTGTTCTTTATGCGGCGGAAGGCTGAAAGGGGAAGCGCGATCCGCCGCGCGGTCAATTACTCTTTGTTGCTGTCGGTATCCGCTGGAATGCCGGAAATAGTGAAGTAGTCCGGAAGATTAAAGACGGCGGCTTCGATCAGTTTATCCAGCGTTTCCGCGTCGATCTTGAAGCCCTTGCTATTCAGAAATTCAACAACGTATGCTTTCTTCTCTGCGCCCCTGCCGCTTCCGGTGTAAAGCTGTTCGGCGGCTTCGACGGCAACCGTTACCCACATTTTGATTTTCTCAAACTGTGCGGCGGTCGTCTTGCTTCTGATCCACGGGATCACGAAGGCGGTAATAATAGCCGCGATAAGAGCGATCACGGCGTTTGCAATGCTGGTAAGATCAATAGTCATTGTTTGTATCCTCGCTTTCTGTTATGTCGATTTTTTCTTTTTTCTTGATCCTGCCGACGATTACTTCGGCAAGACGCTTCATCATCATTGCGCCGCATTCGATCACGACGGCGCGGAAATACCATTCGATCAGAACGGTTTGTTCCTGCCGCGTGATAAGGAATGAAACGTACTGCGCGACGATGAAAGCCGCCGTTGTAATTGCGATCACAATAACGGCTTTCGTTGCGAAGCGTTCGTCAGCCTTGAAGAAGCGGCGCTTCGCCACCCGCTTCCCGCTCGAAGGTTTGTTTTTCATTGCGTCCCCTTTCATAGCGCAATTAACGCACGGCGCGCGTTGTGTAACGCATACCGTGCGTTGTGCGTGTGTTAAACAAGCGTTAGATCATCGACGTTCACCGCCGCGACAACCGTTCCGCCGTAGGTAATCACGGCGCGCTTTCCGGAAAGCTCTTTGACGATGTGATCGCGGGAATAGACGAATGAAGCAAGGCTTCCGCCGGAATAGGTTTTCGCGCCCGCTTTCACGCGCACTTTGCTTCCCGTTGTGATCTTCCGCGCCGATGTCCCGCCGGACGTGCCGGAATAGGTAATGAAAGCGTCGTCGTGTCCCGCCTTCTTCAACTTCTCCAGCATAGCTTCCGCGTTCTTCTTGACGCTGAACGCGCCCACTTGAACCTTGTAATACTTGCCGATCTGCACGATGTACGTATCGAAGCCTTCCTTTTTCAGCTTCGCCGCGAACGCTGTTGCGTTGTCCTTCTTCTCAAACGCTCCAAGCTGGACGCGGTAAAGGTTCTTCGCGTCGCCCTGCGGCTTCTGTTCCTCTGCCGGAACGCCCAGCCGCCTGTTTACCTCCGCCGCGATCTCGCCGTGTCGGTTATACAGATAATCGCCTGGGCAAGCCTTGTTCGCGTAATCCCTGTGAACGGTCATATTGCACCCGTTCTTGTGGTTTACGCGGTCGTCCTTGCTTGTACTCCATACCAGCTTTTTGATCCCGTTCCGGCGGCAAATATCTTCGACAAGATCAAGAAGCGCCGCGTATGCTTTATCATTCACGGCGTATGGGTGCTTCGTGTCGCTTGCAACCTCGATCGTGATTGCGCGGTTATCGTTTGCGGCGTTCGAACTGCACCACGAACGATCGGCTTCATCGACGTAAAGCCCGATCCGCCCGTCGTAGCCGATCCCGTAGTTTGAACTTGCCTGTCGCGAAGTCGGCTTGAAGATTTCGCCGATCCTCTCGGCGGAACATTGCCCGACGACGCAATGAATTGTGATCGTGTCGATCTTGTGATTTCGTGGGCTGTTCTTGTTCGGCGAAATCAGCGTACACGAAATAAGTTTGCTATTGCTCATTGCTGAACCCTCCTTTGCAATGAAGAAGCGGCGGGGAAGCCCCCGCCGCCGCTGGTGTTACTCTGCTTGATCCATTCGTTGTTCGATGTGGTCAAGCCGCTTGTGTGCCTGTTTCGCCGACGCTTCAACGTTGGTCAAGCGCGTTACGAACTCCGTATTCGTCTTTCGCTGTTCGCGCTGTTCCGCTTTGATTTCGTCCGTGTTTGCCTTGATGTATCCGATCTCGGTTAAAACGGTCGCGTCGTGCTTCACATTGCTTTCCTTGTCCTTGTCCCTGTTACGAACAAAAGCGATATAGCCGAACACGATAGCGCATACGGTAGAAAAGACGGAAAGAACCGTTGTGAAAGTGTCCATCGTTGATCCTCCTTCCCGTTAGGTTACTTTTTCCCATTGCCACAAGCCCGCCGTGTCCGGCGGATAAACGCAATTCGGCATATCTGCTTTTGCAAGGTATACCGCGCCTTTGTAGCTGTAATACAAGCCGGAAACGACATTAACGACGATCCCCGCCGTTTCCGGATACGGGATCGGATCGTCAAGCGTTCCGGTCGCGGAAAGCTCGATCAAGCGATAGTACGCGAAGGTGGTTTCAACGGGATAAGCCGCCGCGTTCGACGTGTGCGCCGCTTTGATCTCGTAATACCGCCCGTTGTGCTTGATGATTTCGCCGACGGTGTTGTAAGCGTGATTGTCGGCGTATTCGTCGTATTCGATCACTTCCGCCGATTGCAGGATCGCCGCGTCGGAAATGACGTTCGTTCCGGCGGCGCGATCCTGCACGATCTGCGCTTTGAAGGATAGGGCAAGCAAAGCGGCGGTTTGCTCTCCCGCCGCTTTGACTTCCCGAACCTCTTTTTCAATTTCGGTGGAAGCTCCGCCGTTGCTCTTCTTGTGAATTACGCTCATTCAAAATTCCCCCCGATCCCCGATACCCAGCAAGCGGTCAGCGCGTCGCCGCGCTGGACGGTTACGCGGATATTCATTCCGTACTGTGCCGCCGTGTTGATCTTATTTGTGAAAACGTGTGCAACGCCTTGAACAACCGCGTTCGTGCAATCCTCCCAAACGGGGGAAGCGTCAAACGGATTATTCGTAACTTCAACCTTGAACGTGCCGCCCGCCGGAATGTCGCGCGTTACCTTGACATTTGCGCGTGTCGGCTGGCTGTCGGCTTCCAGCGGCGCGGAAAGCGTGATAACGAAGCCCGCAATCGACTTTGTGAACGTCAGCGTCCGGACGGCGCTATTTCCTGCGCTGTCGGTCGCCGTAATCGTGATCGTGTGCTTTGCGTTCGTAAGCGCCGTGAAGGTATTTCCGGAAACGGAAAGCGTCTGCGTCGCGCCCAGCGTGATCGCGTTCTTCGTCGCGATTGTCTTTCCGTCGATCTTTTCAACAACGTTCACCGTGTCGCCGTCCGGATCGGTTACGCTGTATTGATAGGTGAAATCGGTGCGCTTGATCCCAAGATCGGCATTACTGCCGGAAATCACGGGCGGCTGGTTATGAATTACGGCAATATCTCCGCTTGTGGTGTATGCGGAATAATTGCCGTAGCTGTCCTTTGCGCGGACGCGGTATTTTAACGTGTTCCACGCGGTCGATACCGCTTCCGTGAACGTCCTGCTTGCGGACGCTTGAACCTGTGTCCACGCGCCGCTGTTGTATGAGCGCTCGAAACAATAGGTCAGCGCGTCGCCGTCCGGATCGGTCGCCGCCGCGCAAGAAATGTTGATGTTCTGCCCGCTGTAACACGTTGCTGGCGCGGTAATGCTGGGCGGCGCGGAAGGCGCGGAATTGTAGATTACCGTATAATTTCCGTCGCTGTTCGGGCTGTCAGATACCAAGATAGAAGATTTAAGATTACAAAGCGGGCGAACGCCCCTGT